TGTACCTTGAAGGCGCACTGTGTGGCCTGGTCACACTGTCATTGGTTCCCTTGCTCGAATGGATGGGGCTGCCACAGAGCATGGCCACCTTCGCCGGTGGTGCTGTTGGTTTTCTCGGCGTGGAAAAGGTGCGTGGCTACTACGATCGTGCGGCAGCTCGAAAGGTAGATGGTTAATGGTCAGGCTGAAGACGCTCGGCTCCCGGATCAAGGAAAGCTCAGGCTCGCGAGTGAAGGTTATGACCCCTGGCAGCTGGCGAAGCGACAAAACCAGCACCCAGCGTGGCTACGGCTACAAATGGCAGAAGGCGCGAGAGCGATATCTCCGCGATCATCCGCTCTGTGTGTACTGCGCACGCCAAGGCCTGACCGCCGCCGCCGGCGTGGTTGACCACAAGGTTCCACATCGTGGTGATCAGGGCCTGTTCTGGGATGAATCCAACTGGCAGCCGCTGTGCAAGTCCTGCCATGACTCGATCAAGCAGGCTGAGGAAGCCGCCGGCCTCGCGGGCTGATTACGTGCACCGTCGTGGTGCGTTTTCGGGGCTGAACCCAGGGGGGGGGTTAGAAACCTGGCTTCGGCCGGTGACTAGACCGCCCTCGACCACACGCACACATTTTTTCCCAATTTATGGAAAAGTTAACCATGGCTTTAACCGACAAGAAGCGACGGTTTGCTGACGCTTTGCAGTCGGGAGCCTCGAAAAGAGACGCGGCAATTGCCGCCGGATATTCCGAGAAAACCGCGTCGCAGGCGGGGTCCAAGCTGGCGAAGGACCCCGATGTCATCGCCGCGAATGCTCGCAAGACTCGAGCGAAAAACGCCACTCCGGCTGAAGTTAAAGCGGCGGGGAAAGTTAACTCGCCAGCGGAAGCTGGGACGCCCAAAGATGGCCTGGTCTTTGCCGAGTTCGATGACCCCCGCGACTTCCTGGTAGCGGTCATGAACGAGCAGGAAGCCGAGCCAAGGCTTCGAGTCGATGCAGCCAAGGCGCTGATGCCGTACATCCACGGCAAGGTGGCCGACCAAGGGAAAAAGGAAGCCCTTGCTGACGCCGCGAAGCAGGCGGGGAAGGGCAGATATGCACAGGGCAAACCGCCTCTCACTGTCGTCAAAGGGTGATCTATGCAGTGGACTACCGCCTGTCCAGACTGGTGGCGGCGTCTCTCTGCTGGCGAGTCGATTATTCCGCCGCCGCTGTTTCCACTGGAGGCCGAGGAAAGTCTTGAGGTCTTCAAGGGGCTGAAGATTGTTGATGCGCCTGGCAGCCCCACGATTGAGTCTGCATGTGCGCCTTGGGTTCTGGCGTTTGCCGGCGCTGTGTTCGGTAGCTACAACAGCGAGACCGGCGAGCGGCTGATTCGGGAATTCATGCTTTGCATCCCGAAGAAGAACAGCAAGTCGACGATTGCTGCGGCGATCATGCTGACAGCGCTGGTTCGTAATTGGCGGCTCTCGGCCGAGTTCATCATCCTGGCCCCCACCAAGGAAATCGCGGATAACGCCTTCGTCCCAGCCAAGGATATGGTCAACAACGACGATGAACTGAAAACACTGCTACACGTTCAGCCGCACTTACGACTGATTACTCACCGCGAAACAGGAGCCACCCTGAAGGTAGTGGCCGCAGACAGCGACGTGGTTGGTGGCAAGAAGGCCGTCGGCGTCCTGATCGATGAGACTTGGTTGTTCGGCAAAAATCCGAAAGCGGCAGACATGATCCGCGAAGCCACGGGCGGACTGCTTTCAAGGCCTGAAGGATTCATCATCTGGCTGACGACCCAATCGAACGAGCCGCCGGCCGGTGTCTTTAGATCGAAGCTGAACTATGCCCGTGGCGTACGGGATGGCCGGATCAATGACAACCGCTTCCTGCCGATCATCTACGAATTCTCGCAGGAGATGATCAAGAGCGGCGATGCACGGAAGCCTGAAAACTTTCACCTGGTAAACCCGAACATCAACTACTCGGTCGACCGGCCAACACTGGAACGCTTGTTCATGCAAGCGGACATCGACGGTGAGGCAGAGGTGCGCGGCTTCCTGGCCAAACACCTCAATATCGAGATCGGCCTGGCGTTGATGTCTGACAGCTGGGTTGGGGCTGACTTCTGGGAAGCTCAATTTAAGCCAGGGCTGACGCTCGACCAGCTCATCGAACAGTGTGATGTCATTTCTGTTGGTGGAGATGGTGGCGGTCTTGACGACCTGCTGGGCCTCGCCGTGATAGGCCGTGTGCGCGAGTCACGGATATGGTTGCACTGGGCTCACGCTTGGGCACACCCGTCTGTGCTGGAGCGGCGTAAGTCTGAGGCGCCTCGCTTGCTGGACCTCAGTGCTACAGGCGATCTCACCCTTGTTGACAAGATCGGTGATGACGTTGAACAGCTTGCCGCCGTAGTGGCGAGGATCAACGACGCGGGACTGTTGGACAAGGTCGGCCTCGACCCCGCTGGAATTGGCGCGGTACTCGATGCGCTGGCTGAAGCCGGGGTGCCCGAGGAGAAGATCATTGGCATCTCGCAGGGCTGGAAATTGACCGGCGCGATCAAGACGACCGAGCGCCGGCTGGCCGATGGGTCGCTTCTGCACTGCGGTCAGCCGCTGATGGCCTGGGCTTGCGGGAACGCGAAGGGAGTGCCCTCGGCGAACGCCTTCCTCATCACCAAGCAAGCGTCCGGCACCGCGAAAATTGACCCGCTGATGGCCACGTTCAACGCCGTCTCGTTGATGGCTCTGAACCCTCAGCCCGAGAAGTCTCTCTCGGACCACATCATGAAGCACGGAATCAGGACGCTCTGAATGAAGCTAATCAAAAGCATTGGTCGTCTGTTCAGGGCCAAGAGCGATCCGCAAATCATTGATACGCCGGAGAAGCTGGCCCAGGCGCTTGGGGCTGGATATGAAAGCGAAGCAGGACAGCGCGTAACGACAACCAGCGCGATGCAGCAATTGGTGGTCTTCAATTGCGTCCGGGTGCTGGCCGAGTCAATCGGAATGTTGCCTTGTCGACTGTTCAAGCAGACCGGCAAGGTCCGGCTTCCTGCAACTGCACACCGCTTGTTCCCGTTGCTGTCGATGGCACCCAACGGCTACATGACTGCCCAGGAGTTCTGGGAGATGTTGGTGGCTTGCTTGTGCCTTCGCGGCAACTTCTTCGCCTACAAGGTTGTCGCTCTCGGTAATGTCGTTGAGCTCTTGCCGATCAATCCGGACATGGTCAAGGCCAAACTCAAGGACGACTGGACTGTCGAGTACACGGTGACGTTCAAAACCGGGGTGCGAGTGCTCACCCAAGATGAAATTTGGCATGTTCGACTGTTCACGCTGGATGGACTGAATGGCCTAAACCCTATTGCTTATGCGCGGCAGGCCCTTGGTTTGGGCCAGGCTATGAATGCTCACGCAGCAAAGCTGTTCACCAACGGGGCAGTCGCGAGTGGTGTTCTTTCGACCTCTGAGCAACTGACAGACGCGGCTTTTGATCGGCTGAAGACTCAGTTTCAAGGCGAGCACATGGGGGTGGCCAACGCCTACAAGCCGATGATTTTGGAGATGGGACTCGATTGGAAGCCCATTAGCCTCAACGCCCAAGACACCCAGTTCATCGAGTCGAAGAAACTGACCGAGTCGCAGCTCTGCGGACTGTTCCGTGTGCCGCCGCACCTGGTAGCGAGCATGGAACAAATGACGCTCAACAACATTGAGCACATGGGAATGAGCTTCGTGAACTACTCGCTGGTTCCGATCATGACCCGCATTGAGCACCGCATTCAGGTTGGCCTGCTCAACGAAAAAGACCGCCTGACCCACTACGCCAAATTCAACGCAGGCGCCTTGATGCGTGGCGATTTGAAGGGGCGGTATGAGTCCTACGGCAAGGGTATTCAGTGGGGGATCTTGAGCCCCAACGACTGCCGCGAGCTCGAAGATGAAAACCCCCGTGAAGGTGGCGACATCTATCTAACCCCTATGAACATGACAACCAAACCAGAGGCTGCCGGCGATGCAGACAAAACAGCGTCTTGACCTGCCGCTGACCATTAAATCGGTCAGCGACAGCGGCGAGTTCGAAGGCTATGGCTCCGTGTTTGGTGTCGAAGACAGCTACGGCGACGTAGTCATCCGCGGCGCATTCGCAGTCAGCCTGGCCAAGTGGAAAGAGAAGGGGCGTCTACCGGCGATGTTGTGGCAACACAACATGAGCGAGCCGATCGGCATTTACACGGAGATGCGCGAGGACGACGTCGGTTTGTACGTCAAGGGCCAATTGTTGATCGACGCCGATCCGCTCGCCAAGCGTGCTCACGGACACATGAAAGCCGGCAGCCTGACCGGCATGTCCATTGGCTACATGCTCGACGATTACGAATACGACAAGGAAAAGGGCATCTGGCTGCTGAAGGCTATCGACCTGTGGGAAGTCTCCCTGGTCACCTTCCCGGCAAACGATGA